AATACGACCTGGTGTCTCACCTTCAAACAATCCAACAGGAGGTGCCTTGAGTTTGATAACAACCTCGACACATTGATAAGGCATCTTCTTACCACTCATGAAGTAGAAAGGAACACCCTTCCATCTCCAGTTGTCGATATAGATATCGCCCGCAACAAATGTTGGAGTGACACTCTTAGGATCTACACCCTCTTCACTCTTGTATCCCTCATATTGACCAGCAACATATTTGTCACCAAGTCTTGTTGCCGACAATACCTTTGTCTTCTCTCTACGAATCTCAGTTGCATTCATACGACATGGTGCTTCCATCGTAATCAATGCCAGAACCTGTAACATATGGTTCTGTAACATGTCACGTACTACACCAGCACCTTCATAGTATTGAGACCGACCCTCACAACCAATAGTTTCAGTTGCATAGATTTGAACTTCATCTATATACTCCCTGTTCCAAAGTGGTTCAAGAAGTATATTGCCAAACCTTGTAGCAAGAATATTGTTGACAGTATCTTTACCAAGATAATGGTCAATGCGATATACTTGTTTTTCGCGTAGATGTCGCTGAACCACAGACTGTAGATGATCAGCAGATTTAAGATCGTACCCAAAGGGTTTCTCGATAACCACCCTAGAGTGATCGGGGTCGTCAAGGAATCCTGCTTCTTTGAGATTGATGATAGCATTCTCATAGCGTTCTGGTGGTACAGATAAGAAATACGTTGTGTCTACACTCTCATCGTGGAGAATTTGTAAACTATCTTGGTTATCTAAATCACAACATCTGAAATCTAACCAATGACAAAATGCTTCTGGATAACTACCAAGATGTTCTAACCAAGATTCTTTGGAGTAATCTCTACGAGATGCACCAACAATCAAAATGTTTTCAGGAAGAAGTTGTTTCTTCCACAACTCAAAGAGTGCGGGAATAAGTTTTCTTTTACAAAGATCACCAGTGGCACCGAAGATGACGATGCGTCTAGTGAGCGGTTCCGTTTCCATTGTACTTGTCTGTTTCGTAGTAGTTATTCTCACCCTTTCGTATCCCGAAATAAATTGTGGATAGTACAAAGGGTATGCATAAGATCGCAATTGCATTACCGAACATCGTGTCCTCCGAACATTGCTCTCATTCCGTTCAAGACTCTGTTTGCGAATCGTCCAAGTTTTCTTGATCCAAATCTTTCGTACAGTGCCGTAGTGATAACAGGAGCGGGTACGCCAAGATCCACAGCAGCGTGGACAGTCCAACGACCCTCACCAGAGTCTGATACTCCTCCATCGAACTTGCTAAGCTCTCGATCGCTCCGTAGTACATCAGCGGTAAGATCAAGTAACCAACTCCCAACAACAGAACCACGACGCCATAACTCAGCGACTTCAGCAACGTCAATATCATACTGATAATCTTCAGGGTTCTCCATCGGAGCCACCTCAGCATCGCCCTCCTTAACGTAAAACGACCCAAGATCAGCTTCATGCAGGATATTAAAGCCTTCGGCGTACGCTTGCATGATTCCATATTCTACACCATTGTGAACCATTTTGACAAAGTGTCCTGCACCAGGTCCACCACAATGTAACCAACCATACTCGGCACTTGTGGCTCGAGTCATAGGGTCAGTGCGAGGGGCAGATCCGATACCTGGTGCGAGTGCCCTAAAGATTGGAGCTGCAATGGATACTGCAGTATCTGAACCCCCAACCATAAGACAATATCCACGCTCCAAACCGTACACACCACCACTAGTGCCACAGTCAATATATTGGATGCCAAGTTTCTCAAGGCGGAGTGCTCTCCTGCGGGAATCCTTAAAATTAGAATTGCCGTGATCAATAATAATATCGCCCTCGCCACAATAGCGTAAAAGCTCATTGAGAGTGTCCTCCACTGTTTCTGCTGGTACTACCATCATAAAAATTCCAGGTCCCCTTTCCTTCACGGTGGTACACAGGGATGCAATGTCAACAGTTACTCCATCAACATAACCTTTTTCGAAAGCCTCTTGAGCTTTATCGTAGTTACGACGATAACCCCAGACTTCAATACCACTCTTCATCATACGGCGAGACATTCCCTCACCCATACGTCCGAGACCAATTAGACCTACTCTCATTTGATCATCTCCATTGCTTCCTTTAATTCCTGTGCGTGTGTGATCTCATCATTCAAGATTCTAATAATATCTTGATCATTACTATCTTCATAAGCAAGATACTTTGCATATGTTTCTGCTGCATGAAGTTCTATTTCGTAGGAGAGATGGTAAGCAGACCTAGGAGCCACCCAGTAATAAACCACGTTGATCCAATAGTAGATAAGTACGAGGTGTCTGGCGAAAAAGCGATCCACCCAATAAGTACTACCGCCCCGACTCTCCATGTATTCCAGATGTTCTGTTTCGTTAAGTGTTTGAGCAAAATGTTCCTCCATCAGATAGATGTGTTCTGGTCCACGTAATCCTAAGGACTCTCTTAAATGTAAAACACTTAAGAAAGCAAAGTAAGGTGCTCGAGCAATTTCCTCAAGCACCCAAAACCTTTGGAAGTGTCTCCCTCTATACAGGGAGTCTATGATACCGACCGTGAAATTTAAAAACCAACTATTAAGTTTCGTCATCTTCGTCGTGATCGTAGGTTAATCGACAATCCCAACAGTAGTCTTCTTCCCACTCTGGCTCGTAAAGAGGACAAGGTTCTTCGAAGAGATGCTCCATTCTAAGTTGTTTGATGCGTTCTCTCAAAGACTTGTAGAATTCTCTTTTTTGGTCTTTGTTCATTCGACGTGAACTGTTGCGATCATGCCTGCACCCTTGTGGGGTCCACACCAGTAAGTATAGTCACCTGACTCTGAGAATTCAACAGTAAAGTCTTCACCTGGTAACATTGCCAGGGCTTCATGACCTAACTCTGGATGATCCTCCACGATCACGTTATGAGGAGGAAGCATGTTGTTGATAAAGTGGACTGATTCTCCAGCGGAGATGGTGACTTCTGAAGGTTCGAATACAAGGTTTCCTTCATATCCCATCTGCACATCTACTGCCCACGCAGGAGCACTGAAGAATAATGTAGCAAGAAGTGCGAATAAGAACTTCATACTAGTTTATGTAACTACACTATCTATACCTTCCTGATTGAAGTGTAACGTGGATTTGTCTTGACTTCCTGACTTACCATGTCACCAAATTCTGTTACACAGTTACACCATTTCTTTCTTGCTTCTGGTGCCTTATCATCCCTACTCTCATAAAAAGAAAACCACACCCTCCAGAGGTCTGCACATTCGTCAGACTTCTTTTGAAGGTGTGGTTCTCGGTACAATTTACTTCTTAGGTTCTACTGCAGATACTACAGGTGGTTCTTCTTTTTTGGCTACTGCCTTTCCGTTAGCACCTCCTGCTTTAGCAGGGGACAATCCGAATGCGGCAAGTGAGCCAGAGAACACTGATGCAATAAAGGTAGGGTCAAAATCAAGAATTTTTTGACCGTTTGGAAGTCTTACGTAACTAAACGTGAGAAGAGACGCGGACCAAATAAGTACAACGACTTTCACCAGATTACCAAGAACTTCACTCTTATCTTCATCATGGTCCTTTTCTTCTACTTTAGCTTTGGAATTACCAAGCATGAGTATAGATTAGGGCGTAAGTATTTAGTTTGTACCTTGATAAACTGGTTGCATTAAACCTGAGTCTGGTCCGTTGTCATCATCATCAGAAACATCCTCACTCAATAGGGCTGCAAAGATAAACCCTCCTATGAGAGATGTTGCTATGAGTAACATATCGTTCACCAGATGCCTGGGATGATTTGACCTGTAGTTGCGTAACTACCCATTGCAGCGATCACTCCGATCATTGCTGCCCAACCATTAATTCTTTCTGCTTTTTCGTTCATTGTTTTTCCTCTTGTGTTTTGTTTGTAATGATAATTTTTTCACCATCATGGGTGAATTGTAACTCATCGTCAGGATCCCAGAGTAACTCTTCATACAAATCATCGAGTCTCTGGATATCCTTCCACAGTGCATCTGGATCTGGCATAATAATCTTTACTTACTTCAAAGGTTTTCTTCCTGTTCAGAAAGAATCACACAATCACTGGTTGGATATGCAACACAGGTCAGAATGTATCCTTCTTCAATTTGATCATCATCCAGGAAGGATTGTTCCTCATTGTCCACAGTTCCACTGATGATCTTACCAGCACATGCAGAACATGCACCAGCCTTACAGGAGTAAGGAAGGTCTACACCTGCCTCTTCAGCCGCCTCAAGGATGTACTGATCATCAGCACACTCGAAGGTGGTCTCTGTACCATCAGGAGTTTGGATTGTGATATTATAGTCCATTGATTAATAAGTTTCGGATAATTGTTCTACAGAGTACGCCAACAAAACAAAGAAGGCGATACTCGATATTGTAAAGATAGATGCAGTCATTGTCAACTGTTTAGTGTGAGATAAAACTTGGTCTCATCACCTGGAGTATTCTCGTAGATGGATGAGTCACCATAAGTTTTGTGGTCTTTGTATCCTACCATACGACCTTTAGTGTTCTGCAGTGCAGGCATAAAGGCGATGAGAAAGAAAATTGCAGGAGCTCCAATGATAAGAGCACCTGAAATCACATAATAAGTAATAAGTTCAGCCATCAGAATCCAAAGGCTCCGAAGAAGAACACACTACCAGAAGCTGCATAGGATACAACTGCTGCAACGAAACCCATCATTGCAAAACGACCGTTCATTTTTTCGGCACGTTCAGCATAGGTCTCGTAACCATAACGCTCGGCGTCAGTTTTTGTAACATACATTTGTGGCTCTTTAGCAAACATGTTTTGCTGGCCATACTCATTTGTAGTAACAGTCACGGATCTCTCCTGTGTGAAGTATTGTTACATTATATATGATTTCTTTACATTTGTCAATAAAAAAAGGACAGTCTCTCGACTGTCCCTGTGTTGATATGATTACTTAAGTGAATCAACAGCCGTAAGAGCTTTCTGTCGAAGATCCTCTGGGAGAGGTACATATCCCAGAGAGTCTGAAAGACCTTGTGACTCTTCACTCAACATGTAACGTAGAGTTTCCTTCATCCCTTCCTTTGACTCAGGATAAGCTAGGATCCAAGTAAGGGAGACAATAGGGTATGCATTGGCACCACTAGGGTTAGGGTCAGCACCACGAAGCTGATCGTCCAAGACGATCCGTGATAGACCTGCTGCAGATGTTTCAGCATTTGCTTTGACATAGTTACCATCTTTGTTTTGTAGTGAAACCTGTTGGAACTTTCCACCGTTCACATAACCATAGTTCAGATAACCGATAGCACCTGGAGTGTTCTTAATAGTAGCAGCAACACCACTATTACCTTTACTACCAACACCAACTGGCCAAGAGACTGCTTTACCAGTTCCTACATTCTTCTTCCATTCAGGAGAGAATGCTGACAGAGAGTTGGTGAAACCTTTGGTAGTACCAGAACCATCAGAACGATGTACGGTAACAATATTTTTATCAGCACAACCAAACTCAGACCAGTTGGTGATATTACCAAGGAAGACATCAGCAAGTTGTGTCTGAGTCATCTTGGCATCACAACCAGGATAGTTGTATGCAGGAACAATCGCACCACCAGTCATGGGGACATGCACCATGGGTAGTTGTTGTTTTGCATCACTCACAGCACCATCACTGGCACCGAAGTCAACAGTTCCAGCATGATACTGACGGACACCAGCACCACTACCAACTGCTTGATAGTTGACTTGGTTACCAGTCTCCTTTGCCATGTTTTGAAACCAGGCATTATACAGAGGGGCAGGGAAGGTAGCACCTGCACCATTCAATTTGAAAGATGTTTTCTCTGCGCTACCGCAGGCAACCATCAGAGGGGTGGCAGCAATAACTGCTGCGAGTGCTTTGAGTTTCATTATTTCCTATCAGAACTTGTACTTGGTACCGAACTCGACTTTCCAATCAGTGGTGTCATCTTCTTGGAAAATGTTTTCCCACTTACCATATGCAGAAAGATTATCAGTGATCTTGACTTTACTACCTACTTCCAGAGCGGTGAAGGTCAAGTTATCACCAGCATCTGGTGAGGTCAGACCGAAGCCACCTTCAATATAAGGGGTAAACTGACCGATTTTTGTTTCATATCCGACACGACCTTGGTGAACTTGCTTAGAGAAGTCCTCATCAGTCCCTTTGAATTCATGTTTGGATTCGACATAGGGACCAGCGAAAGCAGGTGTCGCCAGTGCAGAAAGTGCCAGTGCGGCAAGTGCAATTTGTTTCATTGTTCTTTGAGTAAATTACTTGTCCGAAGACCCTTTTATTATATCAGGATCCTCATAGTCTGTCTTTAAGATCAAGTTAAATTGTTGAATCGAAAGACAAACCTCGGTATATATACTGGCTTAATTTAATTTTAACTTTGTCTAAAACCAAGCATAAAAAAAGGGGTCCCTCGTCAGGGACCCAACATCGTGATGTTTAATATTAACTTTTACGACTTACAGCTCAGAAGCTGTACTTGACGCCAACCTTAGCACCGTAGCCACGATCCAGATCGTCATCGCCAGAGCCGATGAAGGAGACCTCGCCGTAGACACCCAGGTCTTCGGTTACAGCCAGACCGATGCCAGCCTTACCTGAAGGAACAACATCGCTGTCACCACTGTCAGGAGCGACGTAGGAAGCACCACCCTGGATGTAGTAGGAAGCGGACTCACCGATAGGACCTTCCCAGCCTGCGTGGAAGTCGGTGGTTGCACCATTGTAGTCAGTGCCAGTCCAACCAGCGTTGGTCTCGACATTAACGTAAGGCCCTGCAATAGCAGCTCCTGCGGACATGGACAGAGCAGCAGTTGCTGCGAATACAGATTTGAACATTAGTTTTTACCTCGTTTTTTCTCGTGGAGTTTGACCCACGGATGTAAAGGGAATCGACAATTCCCTGTTTTGTGTTACCAATTGTTACTTTAATTACTGAAAGACAAAAGGTGAAGTATTTATAGTAACAATAGCTATGAACTTTGTCAACCCTCTTGTTCGGGTTGTCCCTGGGATGGATCGGATACCCGTCCCAGGTATGGATTAAAGTCCATTAACTCAGTGATATCCATCTGAGCTCCAGCCTGTGACCAGAAGTTAAACTGAGCCTGATAGTTGCTCTTGTGGAATACCTCCACATGGTCTTGATGAATACTGGAACCTAGATCGGTTTTGTATAACAAAAGGGGAATGGCGTAAGTATTACCAGAGTTGTAGATAAGATCATCTGCAACAGGTCTTGGTCTCACGTCATTATCAAGTTTGTACAGATCACCACGACAGTGAAGACGGATAAGTTTCTCTGCGTGATGACGAGTAATAATATAACATGCAGTAGAGAATTCATTCACGAAACGTTTATGAATCTTGATGTTGATATCACCAGTACAAATGATTGAGATCTGAGTTACGTCCCAATCATATGGAATTCTACCAAAGAAATCCTTCCATGTAAAGTTCCAAAACCTGACCAGATCAAGTTCACAATCATC